TTCAAAGCGGAAAGCTGCGCTTCCGCCGCCGCGATATCTTCATCGCGGGGTCCTTTGTTTGTCAAAGACAATGCAGCCTTCGCATTTTCTAAATTGGCCGCCGCCGCTTTCCATCGTGCTTCCGCATCATCGGCGCTTTGCCTGCTTACCGCACCGTCGGCAAGAAGCGATGCCATACGCCGGTAGTAAGCGCGGGCATTATTTTCCGCGGCCGCCAGAGATTCCACCTGCGCTGCCGCCTGGGTAATTTCTTCCGGACGAGAACCGTTGTGCAGCTTTTCCACCACTGCTTCCTGCTGGGCAATCACCGCCTTCTTTTGGGCAATCGCCAGCTCCAGCGGGCGGGTATCCAGCCGCGCCAGCACATCCCCCGCCTTCACCGCATCGCCTTCCTCTTTCAGCATTTCCTCGATCCGCCCATTGCTGTTGAAAGCAAGAGAAATCTGACGAATATCTACATTTCCGTAAAGGATCAGTCTTCCCTGTTCCGCATTCCTGCTCTTATAAAAGAAATATCCCGCAGCAAAGGCGATCACCAAAACCACGGCAATGATGACCGATTTCCTGTTTCGTCCCAGCCATTCCATTTTCAAGTATCCTTTCTTCCTGAACGCTGCCCTTTCATGAATTCCATTCTTTTCTCCATGGTATCAAATTCAAATTTGAATTACAAGTCAATGTATGATATTTGCAAAACCTATATATGCGATATTTCTTGATTTTATCGAGTGGCCAAGAAAATGCCACGAAAATAATAACCGCCAAAATACGATGTTTTTGCTTAAATTTTTGCCGTATTTTTGCCGTCCAAAAGAAAAAAGCGGGGATTTCTCCCCACTTTTTTAGATACCGGATCACCTCCGGGCTATAACTGTGCCCACAGTAATGATAAATAATCCCGCATATAAATCTCGTTGCCTACGTATGACCGCTTGTTTGTGCTCCATTTTCTTTATTTTGTTCTTCAACTCTTCTAATGATGTTCTGGATTCTGTTAGATCGTTCCTGACATCGTTCAACGATTGATTCGCATTCGTTAATGATATCTGTGTCTCTTCGAGTTCTTTCTGCAATTTCGATAGCTGTTTCATTTGCTCGCCGGAATCCATTTTGAGCATGATCAATTTTTGCCTGAGCTGATTTAATTCCAAGCTCTGCGCTGTGAATTCTGTCTTGAGCTCGTTCCAATCCGTCATTGATATCATGATAGTCTGCTTTTGCTCTGCTTGATTCATAGTACCGCCAGCCGCCGATACCTGCAAGCAATAGCAAAATGACAACCCCAATAACAAGCAAACCGTAATAATTGCTTGTTTTAATGTTTTTCCACACATTTAGCCCTCCTGTTTGTAAAATTCTGCTTTGCCCCGAATCAAATCTCCACCCGGTACTAACACGCCGCCGTTACCGTAATCCGGTAAATATAGCAGATCCCAGCGCATATCGGGGTCTCCGCTATCGACGCCGTAACCGTCAATTTGGGCGATTTCCGCGTGCGTATATACATCGTCCGCAGTCAATTCAAGTATTTCTTCAGCTTTAGCCGTTAACATCGCCATGGCTTCTATCTGTTCTTTTGTCGGCGGTTCACTGCCTAAATCTATGCCGTCAGGATGATCGTAATAGCATACCGCGTCTTTGCAACACGCCATCGCTATACCGATTGACCGGCTGTTTCTGTGCCACGTGTGTGCCAGTCTTTCAGTAAAATCTTCGTGCATGACGTGATATCCGCCAGTCTGGTCTATTACTACTGTATAGTCAGGCAGATTAACTACACTCCCGTCACAGCCTGTCCAATGTTCATAGATTCGATCAATGCCTCCTGCTGCATTCCGCAGCAATACTTCAATTTCGCTTAGTGTCATCTTTTTTCAACTCCTTTTCTATAGCATCCGGCCGGCCATTGCGATTTTTATCCACCATATACTTGGCGATAAATGCAATCGCCCCAACGACCGGAACCGCCGTATAGTCTTCAAAGAATTTAATCAATATCATCGTATTAGCTGAACCCCTGCAGAATTCAATAATCCACGCGGCCAGCACGACACAAAACAGAATTAAAAAGCCTATGGCATAACCATAGACTACTTTCATAGACGGCTTGGCATTCCCTTTCGGTATGTGTTCATTTATGTATCCGACAGCTTTTTTCCATAAATCCCTTATTTTCTCGAACAATCACATCACCTTTCCTATCAATGCAATTACCACAGAAATAATAGTGGAAATCAGCCCGGCTACCTTATAGATATTATCTATTCTGTGATGCGCGGATTTCGCGCTTTGTTCTGCCCTTTCGTGCGCTACCTGAAGTCTCTGTATTTCAGGTAGCATTTCGACAAGCATGTCAAGTTTCGTTTCGATCCGGACTATTCGCTCTAACGCTTCCGGACTTATATCCACCATACTCATTATTTATTGTCCTCCGTCTTATTTTCAGGCTTTTCTTTCAGTGGTTTGCTCCGGATGCATTTCTTATTTGTACAAAGTCCTGTTTTTTTATCCATTTTGCGGTGACACAAAAAGCAACGTTCCATTATATTTCGCTCCTTTTCTTCGCATATTCGCTAATCAATTCTTTTCGTTCTTCTTTTAACTCAGTGTATAGATCCTCATCTTCAATCGCTTTAGCTTTTGCCATTTCGAGTTCAATATTACTTAGTTTATTTGCGTATTTTCTATCCAAGGTATTGAGTTCTATCTGTCTCTGCGCTTCTACAGTCGGTTCCGGAGCAACATATTTAATCGGTTTCCCGTCCGCGCCGCGGATGTACCCATCAAGGTACTGGTTAAAGGCATCGGCGCCAATTGGTTCCACCACAACGGCCTCTGGGAATTTCTCCTTTGCTTCCGCGAGAGCTTCTTTCAGTTTCTTCGGATTCTTTTCTGGATTAAAATCACAAATAATACTTCCGACTCGCTTCCCGTTCGCACCGAACCCTGTTATATAAAAATCCACATTAGAACTATTCATTTTTTTACTCCTTTCAATTAAAATAGCCTCCTAAAAGGAGGTTTTATTATGAGTAAACCTAACGGCTATGGCTTTATTAAAAAGTTGTCAGTCAATTGGATGGCAATTTGTCATTAAGTTTTATTACAATATGCCTATTTACCAAATGCAATCCACTGTGCATCTTGACCTGTTCCCGAATTATCATGCACAGACAACGTAAATCCTGTTAATGAATTGTATTCAACAGCACGTGAATCGAAGTAAGCAGTACCTTGATGGTTTGTTATTATTTTCCGAAAAGAATTAAACGCTATCGGGAATGTTACCCATCCGTGCTCATTAGATCCCCACTGCATAATTAGCCCACCAAAGAAGATTCCTAAGCAAACATATCCGTTTTGCGCGATGTTGTAGCGTACACCAGACGCAGTCAATACCATTTTCAACAGCTGACCGAACCATGAGTTAGTTTGCAGCGAGCTGATAGCCGTAATAGCAGATGTTAATGCCAGTTTTTGTATGATACCTTCTGCAAAATCGGATACTTGTGAGACTTTAAATGATTTCCAATGATTCAGTATTCCTCGTACCCATGATGTAGACGTAATCTTGCTGTCAGAGTTATCATTAAATTCTGCATCGTTGGTCGCCGTTTTAATATCTGCAAAAGTAACCAGCTGCCCGCTATCTAAAACTGCCGAAACGTTCCCTGTATTACTGAAAGTCAGATTCAATGTCATTCGTTTAGAAACAACCGTCGTACTTCCCTCTGCCGGCATGGTATCCGGATCAGTATCCGTCATATATGCAAACATGATTTCTCCATCATCCGGATCAGTAGCAAATAATCCGAGCTCTCTTTCTTTAAAAGGTTTAGTTATACCTGTGTTAGTTAATGTAGATACCAACTTAACGATAGATCCGTCTACAGTGCAAGACGCAATCGTCAAATCCTTTTCTCGTTTGACCAGATCGGTCAGACTACTACTACTATTACTACCACTGCCAATACTGATTTTTGTGAAATTCAATGTTGCCAGACCTGCGTTAATTTTTGCCTGCAAGTTGAGCCCTTTTTCTGTTAATGTGAAACCTTGCCAATTAGCCATGATTTTTTCTCCTTTTACGCAATCAACATTTTTATATCAACCTCTGTATCGCTCATTATTGCTACTCCGATACTGATATCTTTTGTAAATTTAAATTCATCTTTAAACCTACTTGAAATAATGATCTCTTCGTCGTCTACAACTGCCGCACCGATAAAGACAGTTCCATTTATTTGGCGTTCAAATTCGATGGAATCGCACCAGCTCCGCAGATTTTTCGATAACTGGATCAGATTAATTAATTGAATTAGTTTACTCTCGTCCGACACTGCTTCAGTCAAACCGGTAACTTTGAAACGGTACGGATTACCTCCATATTCAAACCATTCTTCTATATTTCCGGTTTTGAATACCATTCGTAATGCAGATTCAACACTGTACAAAGTCCCTTTCTTCATATGCCACAAGATACTGGAGCGTATTAGCTGTTCTCTGACCTCTTTTGAAAGCTCTTCATCATACAGATCAGTATGTAATTCCCAGGCTAAATGCAGAAGGATAGTATCATCATACCTGGATAAGTTTTTCCACAAAAGCAGCGTATTGATACTATCGTTAATATTCAGCAGTTTTTGCGTAACCACCTTTGCCAGGGCCTGCACTTCTTCATCATCAGCAATCGATGAAGGGAGAAGTAATGCTAAATCTAAGGCATCCAGATCATTCATCTTCTATCCCTCCATAATTCACCGTATTGCTGCCGTCATTTTTCGCGATGCCAATTACATACGTGTCATTACGGTTGCCATCTTTAATTCTGGTAAAGACTGGTGATGTTATTTCTACTCGTTTGGCACCGGCTGTCAGACATAACTGAATCAGCTTATCCGGGTTAATATCCCTCCCCATTTTAGAATCTTGCCAAGCGATATAGTTCGTCACTGCATTTTCCACATTTCTGCGGGTTGTTTCTGTATCAAGGCCTTTCCCCAGGTAATAGGTCATGTTAATGTTGTAGCTTGTTGTTTCCGGTACCTTAACAGCGACCTTGTCTGTCAGCGGTCTTCTGGTCTCGTCGGATAGATAAGCAAGAACCGTGTTTTGCAATTCTTTCCCCGGCAAACTTCCTCTCGTCTCCACAATATATACATCTACACTTCCCGGCTCTGGTGAAACTGCTTTTGCCTGGTTAATCAAGGATGATGCTGCTTTAGCAAAATATTCATAAGCTCCTGCCGGGCCAGCCGTGCTGAACGATTCCGGGGCCTCCTCTGCACGTGTGCGCAGCGTTTCATCGTCTTCTTCGTCTG